CCACGCTGTGCTTTTTGTGCTCTTGTTGCCCAACGATTGGGTGCGTATTGACCCATTCTGCTAGACTGTTGCATCATTTCTCTTACGCGAATAATCGCAAACCAAAGAGCCATAACACAGTCGGTTGGGTTCTTAGTATCTGGCTTCCAGGTAATTAGTTCCTGTACCAGAGTCTTCAAACCTTCAGAACCTTCGTTAGAAGGCAATTCAATAATGTTGTTATCTTGGAATCGTTCATCACGAATAGTTCCAAATAACGTAGCCATAGATGCTACACCAAAAGAAGTATCCCATTTATTCTTACCAGTAAAGTGTGAGTTTAGTTGGCAACCATAAGAGGCTAAGAAGTTTCTAAGGTTATCATCAAGGGCGTAAGCCTTCTGGTGTGCGTTAATTTCCACACGCAGTTCTTGAGGACGATACTTCTCAACCCATTCTTCAATGAGTGTTTGAATCTTCATAGGTGTAGGCTCTGTCATATTGACGCAATCCAAAACGTAAATTTTTGAATCTGCCTTATTATAAGTAACTACAACAGCACCAGTTGCACCTGCCATAGCAGGGTCAAGACCAATGATAGTATAAGAGCCATCTACATGTTTAGGATGACCAGCAGCGCCAGGCTTTAGAGGTCCTCGTTTGCGCATTCCGTTGACAGAACCTGCAACACAGGCTGGGGCAAAGATTGAGTCTGACTCGACATCTTCTTGTTGGTAGACCATAGCCCAGACAGATGGCGCAACTTCAGAGCGCCTCTTAAATAAAGAGGGTCCATCCCATTTCGGATAAAGTCCATCATCTAGCACCTCGTCAATATCATTTTCCTGGATATTGGTTTTGGGCCAAAGCGTCTTCCAGTTCTCGGGTTTTTCATCAAACTCTAGTACGGCTGGCATAGCGCAATAAGTGAATGGAGTTTTACCACCAGTCCATTGCTTGCCATCTCGTATCATTTTATATAAATCAATGGGCGCGACACGGGTTCCTACAATAAGTAGTTTTCCATGCCGCCCCAGTCGGGTGATTACTTCTTTCTGAAGCCATTCAATTTGCTTCTCCCACTCATGGGCATTAGAACCCATCACTACGTCATCTAGGATAATGAGGTCTGCACGAGCACCATAAATCTGTGAACCGAACCCGAGGGCTTGGACAGTGGGGTCTTTCTCGCCAGAATCGCGTCCCGTACCTAGATAAATCATATCGGCAGACCATTGTGTAGCATCTGCCTTGTAGCCACCATTTGGACCATAAGCGGTCTGTAACTTCATATAGGCTGGGTGGCTAAGCCTGGTCTTGATAGCCCCAAGGAACTTGCGGGCCATGCCTTGAGTCTTGGATACAATAATGACTCGGGCATTAGGATTTGTTACAATAGTGTAAAGTGTATAGTTGGTAGTTATGGTTGTCGACTTAGCATGTTCAGGAGGAACATTTATAAGGACGCGTTTTGGGTCGCCTGGCTCATAAGTCATACCTGCAGGTTGCCATCTTGGCTCATGACCCTCGATTAGGTCTAGCCAGTTGAGTTGATGGTCAAAGAGGGTAGTGTCCAGGAACTGGGTTGAGAACTCGGGATAGGATAGGTTCTTAAGGTCTGATAGGTCAGCCTTGACACCTTTGCCTTCAAGACGTGCTTTGTCTGCTTTATCCTTAAAGTCTGAATCTACCATTGACCATTGACGGAAGGTAGTATCGTTACGACCGACGGCTGCCATAGCAGCAGTGATGGTTGCTCCGTTAGCCAGTAGGGTTAGTACTTTGGCCTGAGCCTCGTCCTTTGGTACAGATTGTACCCCTGGTTTACGTCCCATTACAGTCCCCTAAAAACGCCTTATTAACGGTTGGGTTAAACGGCATAACTATCCCATTATTATTATATATTATCACTAATTAAGGTTAGGAGCGAAGCCTTAGCGTAGCGACTAATTAAAATCTATACATATAAGATAACCTGTTCAAACATGTAATTCCGAACGTAGTTCGGGTATAATATACTGATAATGTCCGCTTTGTATGCATTTGAGTATGTATATCCCCCACCTAATATAACAGAGAATTATTTTGGGACTATATCATAACAAAAGCAAGCCAAGTTAATAAACCCTAGGGTCAAATCAACGAACTGAATTGTCGATAAATCGACTTATCTATATTGGCTTATCGGGGAACTATCCCCCCAGCAAACTCTCAGGGGGGTATCAGATTTCTCCCAGCCTATAAATAAATAATTCCTGAGAGATTCCTGAGTGTATCCTGAGTCATGGGGTACAGGCTAAGTGTGACCCACGACACACCACTAATCCAATGTCCGAATTGCCTACCTTGTCGCTATTGCCCTTCTTGTCCTAAAATGGTATGCTTAGTCCGTTAAGTCAGAGATGCCCGATATGTCTGCTCTTGCCGTATAATACGGCACGAGAAAAATAATTTGCGACACGCCGTATTTCGATTTGACTCTCGTTCGGAAAAATGGTCTAATTATCTCATTGAGGAAAATCCTCAATAATTACGCTCAGAAAGAGAAAAAAATGACCGCTAAAAAATCAAGCAAGGTTCAAGCACCAGTAGCAATCAACTCTCAGGTAGTAACCGCTTACCAAGATATAACCGTTCAGACCAACGACCTAAACGGCGCTGGCTTGGATTTCATTGCCCTAATCGGGCAACTCATGGCAGACGGAAAAATCACAGGGCGCGAGTTTCGTGCCTCAATCGAACAAGCGGGAATCAACCCTCTAGTAGCCGTTAAGCCTTCACACGCCGAAATAATCCCAACCGCTTGCGAAATCTTAGCGAACGGTCGCGCTGGCGTAACTGTTGCGAAATTGCTATCGGTCGCAACCCGCGCCAAGCGTTCAGGTGCCGAAATCGGAGAATCGAATCTCGCCGATTTAGACGAAAATCTGCCAACGATTAAGGAGATTTCAGACGCCAAGAAATCCGAATCAGAATCGGAATCGGTTGAGGTTTCAGTTCCAAGCATAGATGCGCTCGTTATCGGTTTCGTTGCCGAACTAAAGAAATTGACCAAAGGTGAGAAAATCAAGACCGCAACTTTCACCGATATTTCGACCCCTGCCCTAGCAGAACTGAAAGTAATCTTGGGAACTCTTAGCCAGAATCGCAAACTAGCGAAATAACCCAAGCAGACCAAGCCCTCGCCGAGAAATCGGCGGGGGTTTCGTCATGTCCGAAACCTGTAAGTTTCCTGAGAAAAGGCTGAGAACCAGCCGACACAAACTTTCCAACACAAACTTTTAGCGTACGCCCGCCCCGCCCGCCGCACCGACTTTGGCTGTCCGCCCTGCCCGTACCGAGCGAGCAAGGCTGCCCTGCCGTATAGTACGGCACTATTGCCCCGCTATTGACTTTCCAAGCCCCATAGTGTAGGCTTAAGCCATAATCAAAGAACCACCTATAACCAACCAACTGCCGTATAATACGGCACTAACGAAAGGATAGAAAATGGCGATTGACTTCGCTGCTCTGTTTGTTCAGAGTGCACAGCAAGAAATGGAACGGCAGCAAGTCGCTGCTAATATCAAAGCCGAAGCAGACCGCGCCAAAGCATTCTACGAATTAGGCGTTATCAAAATGGCAGAGCAACGAGCCGTCTATGAGTGAGGCACGCTGGCGCTGGTCACCCGATAAAGGGTGGCACGAGATTGACATTGAGGCGGTTTACCGCTACGATAGGGCTACTAGAAAATGGTATGAGGTTCGAGCGGTCTAGCCTCGTACTGGTGGCTCACGAAGGGAAGTTACGCGGGTTCGAGTCCTGCGGTGAGCGCGGGTGTATCGGTATGTTTGGTCAATCAGCAGGGAAACCTGAAATGATGTCGAACGCGGTCTACGCTTGCCATACCATAGCGAATACCGATACACTCACTCGTGATTGCCGTATAATACGGCGACACTTTAGCGAAAGGATAGGCAATGACAATCTTTAATTTAGAAGTAAGTCGGTACGGCATTAGCCTTCAGACTTACTTCGGTGACTTGTTCTTGTATCACCGAGCATGGATTACAGCAATCGCTTTGGTCGCTGTATTATTGGTAGCAAAACTAATCAGAAAGCGAGCACGATAATGGATAGCGAACTAGAGTTTGATGCTGAGTATTTCGTAGATGATTTAACTGATGAAGAGATTATCGAACTAGTCGAGATGAACGAGTGGGAACCCGATTTCGCAGATGAAGATGAGGATTTCTAATGATTGCTCTCATGCTTACCGAAATGGAACTTAACGAGATTCGCAAGGCGCTCTCTGTTGCCGAGCAATCTCACCGCAAGCATGGATTTAAGGCGCTTGAGAATCTAGTAGCCGACCTACGCAGCAAGTTAAATGATGCCATGCTTGACGCCATGGACATGATAGTGTAAAGTAGTCCTTGTAAGTAATTGAGTCCGACCGCTTGCCGTATAGTACGGCAGCACTTAACGAGAAGGGAAAGTAAATGTCAGAGAACGATGATGTGACTGAGGTTTCATGCGAAAACTGTAATAGTTCGATAGACCCAGATAACGGCTCTGTTCTGTCAGGTAGTAATGAAACGCTATGCCTAGATTGTATGTTTTCCTGTGAGAGATGCGATTATATAGGCAATCGTGGTGTAGAGGATTACCACGAGATTGACGGCGATGAAATCTGGTGTAGTCGCTGTACCGAGAACTACGCTGGATGGTGTGAAAGACATGAGGAATACTCAAGCAGTAGCATGTATTATATCCAAGATGCTGGCGAGTCATGGTGCGTATACTGTGCGGAGAATTACTCCTCATGGTGTGAGGACTGTGATGAATACTTCGCCAATGGGTGCGATGCGTGTGGTGACACTCGCGAAATCCATGACTATAACTATCGCCCTGACCCTATCTTTCGTTCAGTCGAAGGAGAGAATACCAAGTTATACTTTGGTATCGAGATAGAAACTGAGGTAGGTCGCAATGGGTATGACATTAGCGCTTGCTCTGAGTATGCTTCAAACATACTAGAGCATGAGCATGACCTTGCTTATCTCAAGCATGACGGCTCACTCAATAATGGGTTCGAGATAGTAACGCACCCAGCCTCTCACGCTTACTACAAGCAAGAGAGTAACCCTCTATGGGAAGTCCTAGAAACCTTGCGCTCGCAACCTTACGCCATGAAATCATGGGATACAGGTACGTGTGGACTTCATATCCATATCTCACGAGCAGGGTTTAGTAGTGGCGCACACCAGCACCGCTTTCTCCAACTGGTATACAGTAACCCAGAGTTCTACTCTGCCCTTGCGGGTCGAGAGGCTAGTCATTGGGCTAAGTTTGATGA